TATCAGGTGCGCGAGCGTTTTCGGCCCCCGCCGGACGCGCCGTATGGTCCGCCGCAATAGCTCAGCTGGTAGAGCACGTCATTCGTAATGACGGGGTCGGGGGTTCGAGTCCCTCTTGCGGCACCACCAACCCTCCTCACCCCGCGTCATACCCCCTCGCTGCTCATCATTTCCCGAGTCGCATCAACGGCTTGGCCGGATATCGCTCCTCACCGTGAGGAAGTTCTCCTCACCCAAGCGCGTATACGGTGAGTATATAATTGAGGATAGGCGCTCTCTGACATGGAGGCTCGTATACTCATGCTAACGGTATTCGCAATTGAGAAATCCAAGCCGCGCGACAAGCCATTCTTACTTACGGACGGCAACGGTCTGCATCTTCTCATCAACCCGAGCGGCTCGAAGCTGTGGCGTCTCCGGTATAGGTTCGGAGGCAAGCAGAACCTGCTTTCCCTCGGATCATTCCCGGAAGTCTCTCTGGCGGAAGCCCGAGAGAAACGGGACGATGCCCGGAAGCTCGTCGCTAAAGGAATAGACCCTTCGCAGCACCGGAAGGAAGAGAAGCGAGCGGCTGTCACGGCGGCGGGGAACACGTTCGCCGTCATCGCGGCCGAGCACATCGCCAATTTGAAGGCGCGGAACGCGGCGAGAGCGACCGTCGAGAAGAACCGCTGGCTGCTCGAAGACCTTGCAAAGCCGATCGCTCACAAGGCGGTCACGGACATCAAGCCCGCCGACGTTCTCGACCTTTTGAAGAACGTTGAGAAAAGCGGCAGGCGGGAAACCGCTCGCAGGCTGCGAGGCGCAATCGGCTCCGTCTTCCGTCTCGCCATTTCGACCTTGCGAGCGGAGAACGATCCGACCTTTCCGCTTCGAGGTGCGCTTCTCCGTCCGAACGTCACGCATCGACCCGCTATCACGGACGAGAAGAAGCTTGGCGCGTTGTGGCAGTCCATCAATGAGTACGATGGCTGGCCGACCCTCAAGGCCTGTTTGCAAATCGCCATGCTCACGATGGCTCGACCTGGGGAGGTGCGGTACATGAAACGGAAGGAGATCATCTTCCCAAAGGCGACGTGGCAGATACCCGCCGAACGCATGAAGATGCGCCGGCCGCATGACGTGCCGCTATCCACTCAAGCTCTCGCGGTCATCCGGGGAGTGTGGGACCTATCGGCAAGCGACCTTGTTCTTCCGTCGATCCGCTCTCACCAACGCCCGCTTTCCGAAAACGCCATGAACTCGGCGCTCAGAAGAATGGGATATGGGAAGGAAGAGGTGACGGCTCACGGCTTCCGCTCAAGTGCGAGTACGATCCTCAACGAGCGTGGATATAACAAAGACGTGATCGAAGCGGCGCTCGCCCATCAGGATGAGGACGAGGTTCGCCGCGCATACAATAGGGCTCTTTATTGGCCCGAGCGTCAAAAACTACTGCAAGACTGGGCTGATTTGCTCGACTCATTTGCCGAGGGAGCACGCCGAGTTGTTGCTTAACTACTGGCCCGCCTTCAATGGCGGGCTTTGACTGAGTAGCTACGGGCAGAAACAGCTATGGAAAGAATCACTTAGCGCAATATATGGTGAGACGTTCCTGTTCGCATCTTTGGATGCCCGGTAGCTTGTCAATAACGCTGTCAGAAGGCGCTCCTCTCTTGGAGCGCTGTCAGCGGTATCGCAGCTGACGTTCCTACTGAGGAGCGTCCGAAATGTTTGAACAGGCTAGAGAGACCCTTGTCGAGTCTGAAGACAAGGTGAAACAAGCGAAACCGAAGGAGGTCTTGACGTACACTACGTCAGAACTTCTGCGGAAAGAGATTCTCACCAAATCAGAAGCTAATTGGCTTACCGGCATCCCTCGCGCAACGTGGGACAGATATGCTCGCTTGCACGAAGCTGGGCATCCCGACTTCGTAGACTTTCCCGATACCTGCAAGCCGAGCGGGAAACGGATGGGTCGGTGCAAATACAAAACCGTTCAAGTGGTCGCATGGATAAATGGCTGGGGCCGCCGCGCGAATTTAGCCTCTTGTTAGGAGGCTTGAGGAGGTTTGCCGGATTGATTCCTTTCGCATCCACCCGATAGCCTTAACGCGGGGTCACGCGGAGAGCGAACATGTATATTTCAACTGAAATCGTCAGAATTGAAAACGGCAAGGAGGTCTCTTGCGGCCTCAAGTACAGCACGATTGGTGAATATCTAGAGCGCGCCGTCGTCCGCACTCTCAATGACGTACGAGACATCACAGAGCTCGCCGAAGCGTACATGGAGCTTCTGGAAACTGGCGTAGACCTTGCCATCGTTGAGAGACGGTCGAGGGGCTTGATGAAGGTCATAAATCGGATTCCCGATAATCCGAAGGTCATCGAGCACCAGCCCCAGCGGGCAATCCCATTTCAAAAGTCTCCCGAGGAAGTCCGCGTCAGTCGCGAAGGCCGCTGGCGCGACTAGGAGACCCCCATGAACAAGCTCACTCGCTACGAACCGTCGGACACGCTGATCGCGCCGTCGATGCCGCACCAAGGGCCGATACAAGCCATGTTTACGCGCGCCCGAGCGTCCCGTTCAGCTACCACCATGGAGGCGCTTGTACCAGTCGCAGAAGCCCAGACGGCAGTCACAACCACCCACACTGCGCTCATCGAAGCGCAACACAAAAACTACTTGGCGCAGTGTGATTACAATGAGGCTTCACAGAAGAAGGCGCACGAGCTAGCGGTACGACGCGCGAAAGACTTCGAGGAAATCCGGCAATTACAGCACCGGCATGAGGTGAATGAACTGATCCGGGAGGAAGAGGTTGTCGAAAGACAAACGCGGGTTGTTCACGCCCGCGTAGCCTTGGCGGACGCCGACCAGCAGCTCCGCGCTCAGAACGAACACGGATACCTCCGCTACGAGCTCGCCCACAAACGGCAGGCGCTGGAGATCCTCGACGTTGAATTAAGCCAGGCAGACCGGCGAGCAATCTTCAGAGAGTTCGAGGGAAGGCGGAGAGGGGGAGCCCACCTCGACTTGGAGGAAGAAATCGAGGACGCCCTATATGATCGCCGCGCGAAGTTGAATAGCGCCGGGTTACCTACCTCTAACATTGACGCCTTACTTCGCGACCGCAAGCGATGAACCGGCAGCTTATCCGCGCCGAAATCAGGTCGAGGCTTCCATCGCTCGCCCGCAAGCCGCCGCCGCGCCCCGACCGTACGGCGATAATCCTCGGCCGCGATCAGAATAGGCAACCGCTTGGACTGTCCCTCACCGTCAGACTGGAGCATATCTTTATGGTAGGCTCGACAGGCTCAGGGAAAAGCCGCTCGCTCTTGCACTTCCTCCGGCAAGTTTTGTTGTATGGCGAAGGCGCGATGCTCCTGGACCCGCACGGGAGCGACAACGATTCGCCGTACCAAAACCTCATCCAGTCCATCCCCGAGGGGAAGCGCGTTCACGTTATCGACTTCAGCTCATCGACATACACGATGGGCTTCAACCCGCTCTATTGCCCGCCTGATACTGATCCCTCCGTCATCGCTGGGAACATGCTCGACGCTATGGGAGTGTCATGGGAAGGCGAGAGCTTCGCCCAACGGCCTTCGATTGAACGCCGCTTGACCACCACCTTTTCCGCAATTGCAGATTTGGGCCTCACCCTTGTCGAAGCGCCGATGCTTCTAGATCATCGGGACGAGCACGGCCTGCGCCGGTACGCCATCGACAAGGTGAAAGACCCGTACACCCGCGAAGACCTCCAATGGCTTCAGGAACTCTCGCTGGATGGCCGCCGTAAGCGCGACTACGAGCAAGAGGTGATCGGACCGAAGAACCGACTGCAACGGCTTCTGCGCCCACCCGCGCTCCGCGCCATGCTCGGCCAGCGGGAACGAATACTCGACATGAGAGCCGCCATCGACAATGGCGACCTCATCCTAGTGAATGGCAGTCCCGGTACACAGGTTTACGAAAAGGACGCCGATCTATTCGGCCGCTTGCTCGTCCGTACCGTCCTGTTTCATGCCAAACGGCGCGAGAACCGAAACCCCTTCACGGTCATGTTGGATGAGGCGCACCGCTACCTCTCCAACGACATCCCTACCTTGCTCGCCGAGGTGCGCAAGTACGGCATCTCAATCGTGGCTGCAATCCAGTGGCTAGACCAAGCCATCAACGAAAAAGACGACAAGATACTTCAAGCGCTCTTGAAGGGGACGAATACCAAGATACTTTTCCGCAATCCCGACGCCGAGGAAGCCGAGAAGCTCGCGCATTCAAGCGTGCCCATCAATCTTGAAGAGCCGGTGCGGATACTCAACAAGCCCGTCACCGTCGGCCACCGACGAATAGAGCTACGGAGCGAAAGCGAGAGCGCCCAGCAGTCGATAACGGATAGCCTGGCCCTCACCAAAGGAGAGACAATCGGGCGCGCTCAGACGCTTGGAGAGTCGTTTGCGACGAGCAGCGGCAGCTTCAGGAGCGAAGGGGACACTCACTCCACTTCCGATATGCACGCCTCTTCTCACGGAGAAAGCGCAGGATCGGGCGACGGAGGGTCCGAAGGAAAGATTATGGTCCCCACGGGCGAATATTGGTCGCCGCTCAGTACCAGCGCAGAAACGGCAGGAGAGAACCACAGCGCTTCACACGCTCACTCTTCCGGCTCCTCCGCAGCCACGGGGCACAACAGCGGCCACATGACCAATAGCGGCACGATGGAGTCGGAGAGCCACGCCCTTTCAAAGGCAGTTTCAAAATCCCACGCCAGCACATCGGCAGAGACAAGGGGAAAGTCACAGACGCTCGGCACCGGCAAGACAGCGGGCTTCAGCGAGAGCCTAGAGCCTATTCTGCAATGGCTCCCCTCAGCCGTGCATTCAAAGGACAACATGCTCTACAAGGCGGGTTTAATGCTTCGGAGCCTTCCCCGAGGAACGGCGTACATCAACTTCGTCGGGCAGTCTGGCACAGTATCGACGCTCTTCAATGTGCCGCCCATCTTCACGCCGAAGATCGACAAGGCGGACTTCGAGAAGCTGCGCGACAAGCTGATGGCCGAGAGCCCCGCAGCGATCCCCATCAAATCCGCGCTGTGGCAAATCGCAGACCGGGAGCAAACGTTCTTGGCACGGCAGATTCCTCAACAAAAAATCAGCACAGAGCCGCGGAAGCGAAAATCCCCACCCGCTTCCAATGCCGGCGAGCCGTCGCGTGAGACATGGTAGATTTATAGTAATCCCATGAACGTTGCCGTTAAAAACGCTTCACGGTTTGGTCGCCAGCCTGTCGTACGCAATGGCGTCATCCGAAAGAAGCCACCGCGCGCTCTCACCGAGCTTGACTGGAAAGTCCTCGACGCGTTCAGACGCTACCGCCTCTTATCGGCCGATTACCTCGCCGCCCTCGTAGGCAGTTCCCCTAAGTACATGACCACGCTCCTTCAGGTCTTGAAGAGCGAGCCGCAGTGCTACATCAAGCTCTGCGAAGAACAGGCCAGCAACGCCCGCTACTACCTCCACACGCCGCTGTATTACGAGCTAGACGCCCCAGGCATCACGCAGCTTCAGGAGCGCGGCTTCTTTCTGCCAAGCAGGAAGCCCGTCAAGAATTTCGTGCATCAGGTCATGGTCGATCAGATCATGGCATCGTTTGAGATCGGCGCGAAGGATGGCGTGACGTTCATTCCCCGAGAAGATGTGTTGAGCAATCCCAAGACCCCGAAAGCAACACGGTCATTGAAGCATCCCGAGGCGATCCCGCTTCCCGGCAAGCTCACCCGCTATTATCGGCCGGACGGCTCTCTATTCGTCCTGAAGACCGAGCGTTTCCATTTCATCCCCGGCATCGAGGCGGATTGCGGGACCGAGCCAATCCAGACCTACGACTACGACCGCTCATCCATAGCCTCAAAGTTCGACGACATAATTGCGATCCTCGACAACGATATTCACATGCGACATTTCGGAGCGTCGTCGTTCTTCGTGCCCTTCTTCACCACCACGCAACGCCGCATGAAAAGCATGATGGACCTGTGGGAGCTAAAGACGAAGGACAAGCCGTCATATCGCAAAGGTGTTCTCTTCAAGACGCATCCGATATTCACTTCTGCGGAAAAGGGGAGGCCAACGGGTCACGCCATCACCGAGCCGTATCAGCGCGTCGGCTATCCGCCGTTTTCATTTGTGTAAAAGGGTGCCCCGACCGAAGCCGTGATATAATTCAAGCATTACCAGCCTTGTAACTGCTGGGGACACGCTACTTACAAGGCGGCGTGTCTCTAGCCGTCTTTATGCCAACACAAGAGTTATTACGAAAGTTATATTTTTACGATCCAGTTCAAGGAGCGCTAGTTCACCAGAGTACGCACGGCAGAGCAATTGCCGGTGTTTCAATCGGTCGCGGGTTTAACCCAAAGGGATACGTGATATGTCGCGTCCAACATAAACATCTAAAAATGCACCGCGTCGTCTGGATTTATCACAACGGCGCAATCCCACCAGAGATGCAGATAGACCATATCAACAGGGTCCGAACGGACAATCGAATCGAAAATCTACGTTTAGCAACACGGGCGCAAAATGCTCGCAATCGAAACCGGAGTAAGAACAATACCTCAGGATATACCGGAGTGTATTGGCGAGCGAACCGCCAACGGTGGGTTGTTGAAGTCCGTATTGATGGGAAGGACAGGCGACTTGGATCGTTCAAAGATATAAGAGATGCAATCACGCGAAGGAAAGCGGAGGAACTTAGGCTTGGCTATTTTCCTGATGTCACAAAAGAAAAGGCCCCGGTCGAAACCGAGGCTGATAGGTTGGCCGCGTAGCGGCTGTTATTCGTCGATCGGCTCATCATCGTCCGCGAATGGAGGGACGAGGACTAAGGCGCCAGTCCACGGGCCGATTGGCAAGGTGTTCAACTTTATTGTAAAACCCGGTGCCTCATTCCTCCGGGCAAAACAAACGCCTACGGGCGACCAATCGCGCGGACCTTGACCGGTCTTTGCGCGCACATAGTAGGCGATCTCGCGCCGTTCAGATTGTTGACCACGCCGGGGGCGGGTTTCGGTGTCAGTGCTCATAGCAATGTCCTGTTCTCCCGCGAGAAGGTTTCAATTATCAAACGCGGGTGCGGGGACGCCTCACCATTTCGGTGAGCCGCGTATCTCACCACCCTGGCCTCTCGGCATACCCCCATCCACGTTCGATGCTCTGACCGAATGTTAGCACGTGATATAATTGGCGCATTAGTAGCTTGCCGCTCGATGTGGACACCTTCTGGCAAGCGGGTGTCCGTATCGCGCCTTTAGGGAATGAAATTCGACACTGGTTATTTGAAGGCACTGTTTATCTACGAGCCTGAGACCGGATTACTAAGATGGCGAGACAACCACAGCCACATGCGGGCTGGCGACATAGCCGGCACACCGCTTACCGGCGCGATAATCGTCAGGATCTATCGCCAATGTTGTTCAGTTCATCGGATTGCGTGGCAGATGCATTACGGGCCAATCCCGCCCGGCATGGTCATCGATCACATCGATGGCGACTGGAAGAACAATCGTCTCGAAAATCTCCGCATGGTCACACATATAATAAACTGCCGAAACCAAGCTCTTCGACGGTCTAACACATCGGGTTATATCGGAGTGTCCTGGCGGAAAGACAAAAAGAAATGGTGCGCCGAGATTTCTATGAATTACCGCCATATCCACATCGGCTACTACGACACAAAGGAGGAGGCCGCAACGGCGCGACGAGAGTTTCAAGCGCTTCACGGCTTCCATCAGAACCACGGTCGCCGTCCTACAACAAGACCGCGTGTTACAATTCATTGAGCCATGAAAGGAGGCTCACATGAGCGAGTTCGTTGATTTTGCCGCTCTCAAAGAGCGGATCGACATCCGAGAACTCATCCCGATTCTCGGCCTCACGATGAAACAGGCTGGTGTGCAGTACCGTGGTCCATGTCCAGTATGTAAGGGCGACCCGAGGGCGCTCGCGATTAATAGCGAGAAAAACGGCTTTTACTGTCATGCAAGAGGCAAGGGCGGAGATTCAATCGCCCTCACAGCCCACGTGCGTGGTACGAGCCAGCGTGAAGCAGCGTTATTCCTGCAAGACCACCTCGGAGCCGGAGAAGCGCCGCGTTCTAGGGCCTCTGAAACGGCCCACAATGCGCTACAGCCGCTCGATTACCTTGAGACCGACCATGAAGTGATTGAGCTTCTGGGGCTGTCTGTAGCGGCTTGTGAGGCTCTAGGCGCAGGTTTCGCACCGAAAGGCGTCATGACGGGACGAATTGTCATCCCGCTCAGACTGCCGGACGGAACGCTGGTCGGATATTTCGGGATTGCCACCAAGGAAGATCAGGTGCCGCTTCTGAAATTCCCGCCGAACCTCGAAGAGCGTTGTCGGACTGTTCCTTCAAAGGCAGAAGCACCGCCAAAAGTACCCGGCGATGAGTTGAGAAAATTGCTCAGGGTCGTGTGACAACTTAACGGCTGAAGTGAAGACACGCATATCCATATCTTCACTTCGACGCTATCCACTTGCCCCACCAGTTGTGGGGCATTTCTTTGGCTCTGTAGAGCCCTTCCCACTCTTGACAATTCGCTATCCCCACGCGTGGTGCTTTCCTGTCCTTGCCAGTTACAGCATTCATGATACCTTGTAGGTATTAGAAGCTAGAAACAATTTATGGGAACGAAAAACAAAGTACTGAGCACGGTGGGAAAGAAAGGAAGCATCAGCGTTGGCGGTTTCCGTGTTGAAGTCGAGGTCATAGATTACAAGAACTCTTATGGACGAGACCGCTATCTCGTTTCTCCTGTCGCTGGCAGTGGAGAGATTTGGACCGAGCAAAACCCACTCGCTTAATATGAATACAACTCAGACGTATCGCCCAATGATCTGGTGCTCGAATGAAGTGAGCGGTGGCTGCAACAACCGAGCGACGATTGAAATCGGTATATGGGATGGACAGCAATACGGCATTTGCAACGCTTGTGAACGTTGGAACTTTAACTCAACTCATCCTGCCGACTGATATGGAAACAAAATACCTCACGACGTTAAGGAGCGACATGGAAGACATTGCCGGACAGTGGAACGGCGACAACCCGGGTCTCGCAGAAGACCGTGCACACGCCGCCACAGAAGCAATCGAGCACATCGACGCATTGGTCGAACTCCTGGCCGAGCTATACGAAATTACCGCCCCCGAAGAAGTGACACCTCGCACTTGCAGCGACTAGCGCCTGATATAATTCACGCAGGCTTCCCGCTTTCCATGCGCGCTCACCTGAGAGCCCGCTAGAGAGCAGGAGGCAATGATGAAGGTCAAAGACGAGCTCCGTCCGACCAAGGCAAAGACCACCCGAATCCGCGAACTCAATGACGCATTCCGCAAGACCTTCCACGGCGGGCGCGTCATGATGACATCGGGCGTAGCAGCGATGCCCGAGGAAACGAAGCAAAAGGTTTTCGCGGCCATCAAGACCTTTACGGCGTTCGATGAAGGCAACGATCCACATTCGGAGCACGATCTCGTATCGGTCGAAGTGGACGGCGAGACGTTCTTCTGGAAATGCGACTACTACGACCGGGACATCCGCTTCGGTGCCGACGATCCGAGCGATCCGGAGCACACAACTCGCATCGCGACGATACTCTTAGCCAGCGAATACTGACTACTTCCAGTGCACGCCGCGAACGATAAATCCAATCGCGGTTTGAGTCACACCATATTTGGCGGCTATCGCTTCTTGCGAGATGCCGCCTTTTTTATAGAGCGCTCGTATCTCGTCCACTTGCTCCCGTTTGAGCTTTGCACGCGGGTTATTCTCGCCAACGTAAACACGTAGCCGCATCTCTTCCGATATCTTCCGTCCCGTTTGGCGTTCAGACTGACGCTGCCGCTGCTCTGGTGTTGCTTTACGGCGCTTCGCTGCGGCTGAAATCCTCGCGCGCCATTCCGGTGTGAATATCCGGGCGCGCAATTTCGTTTTGGTGCTCTCATTGTGTTTACCATGCGAGCCTCCCAGCCGGATGTTGTACCCGTTAGGTGCAAGGGTATTGAGGCGTTCAATCCACAGCAGCTCGGCAGCATCCAGCTCCACTTGATTTCGGCACTGTTGCAGCGACTCGATCTCGAATGTCTCGACACCGTATTTCTTCATCGCCGCGCTCAGAGCAAATCCGCGCCCTTCTTTTCCTGCTCGCCACTTGTGCGATGCGAACCGCTTACACAAGGGCGTGGTGGTTTGACCGACGTATGTTTTGCCCGTGCTAGAATTTGTAAGGGCATAGATCGTCATACATGGAGGATTTTACCATGCTCGCGAGCGAGTATTGAAATGATCGAGCGCCCGAGTGAAGAAGGCCGCGCCCGAGCCAGAGCCGCATTACGGGCGATGGAAGCCACGATGGAGAGGATGAGAGATAACCGGACTAACGTCATCTCGCTTCCCTCCTACAATGTCGAGAAGCGCGGACAGTATTGGTATTACTGGCGAGCGGCGTTCTTTAGCAGCGAGAGTCCGAAGGGACCATACGGCTCAGCTATGAGCGTATGCATGATGATCGCCCGTGAGCTTGTCTTGGAAGTCACGAGCAATCGTCGAAAGAAGTAACCCACCTGATCGCTGCCCGCCTTGCAGGAGCTAGCCAGATACGGCCGGTTGCAGACGTGCGCTGGTTGGTTGGGCCACTGGGATTGCAATCCCCAAAGCGACGAGCCGTACCGTAAGGGCGGCTCTTTTTATGGTAGAATTTGAGGATATGGATTACGCGCTGGCGATGGAGCTGAAGCAGGCAGGCTGGAGCATGTACGTCGCGGGCCGTGGGTACGTTGATATCGGAAACATCACACCAGCAGGTTTTTTTGACAATTGGCCACCCAGCGTTTGCGCAGTTCCCACCCTCGAAGAAATCATAGAGGCGTGCGGCGATGGCTTCTATCTTACTGATCGAAATGACGGGAAGACTCGATTCGAGTTCAGGTGGATTGCAGGTGTCGCGGGCGATACCCGGCATTCTTTGGGAACGATCCCTATCGAAGCCGTCGCCCGTCTCTGGCTCGCCCTCAACCGCACTGAAGCCGTGAAATCGTAGAGTCCGACACGTTGTAGTCCCGCGCGATAGACGCCACGTCCTCTCCCGCTTGCTTACGCTCACACGCAGCCTTGCGTTGCTTCTCATCCAGCTTAGGGCGCCGACCGAGCCGAACGCCGTTCGCCACCGCCCGCGCCCGCCCTTCGGCCGTCCTGGACTTAATCAGCTCCCGCTCGAACTCAGCCAGCCCGCCTAATATCGTCAGCATGAGCCTGCCGTGGGCTGTCGTGGTATCAGCCCACACATCGCTGAGGGAACGAAACCCGGCACTCCGATCGCTCACCAGTGCCAAGATATTCAGGAGATCCCGGGTTGACCGGGCGAGCCGGTCCAGCCGCGTCACCAGAATGATGTCCCCGACGCGGAGAGATCGCAGGAGCTTCTTTAGCTCCGCACGGTCGGACTTAGCGCCGCTGACCTTCTCACGAAAGATACGCGCGCACCCGGCCGCTTCCAATTGCGATATCTGAGCGTCAAGTGCCTGTCCGTTGGTGCTGACCCGCGCATAGCCGTAGAGGTTCATAATCCGGCGAATATCTTGATTTCTGCAAGTGGCAGTTGAGGCGAAGGTGAAAAATTCTGAAATGCCGAGCATTTGAGCCACAAATCCGGTTGTGTTTCATTTGTGGAACTCACACAGGTAGTTTACCAAATCCATAGCGATTTCAGGGCTTTACATGCCCGTCAGAAATCAAGATTTATGCGTTTAATCCCTTCGTGGTTGTTGCGTAAGGAGATTGCAAGTGACAGTCCCGTTCATCAGAACGCCGCTTCCTTTCGAGTGCGACGAGTGCCAGAAGCCATTGGGCAAAGGGACCATCATCAGCCCCACTGATGGTCGAGTGTTCTGCGACGGCATTTGCGCTGCGCGTGACTTCATTCGCTCGAAACTCGGAAACGAGCCGCATCTGGTGCCGAACAACATCCCTCTGCGGCTATTACCGAACCGACGCATGTAACTCGCTCCCTGCTAGCGCACCTCTACCTCCTGCCTAAGCTAGCAGGGAGTGCTCTTTCTCTCGCTTGTACTGGAACAGCGTTAGGTTGTAGAACTCAAATATTCAAGTTCTTGGAGGAAGTACGATGCGTTTCATTTTCATGGCGGCGGTACTTGCAGTCTTCGCTGCGCCAAGCATTGCGCAGGCAGAGTCATGGACCCGTACAAAATATTGCTACGACGTTTGCATTCAAAAATGCCAAACAGCGGTTGCCATCGGCACACATTTCAGAACGATGACTGAGTGCATTAGAGTTTGGTCGAAACGAAATCAGGAAGATGCCGAGCGGCGCGGTAGGATTGCGAAATAGTTAAGGAAGGTACTCGTAATCGAGGCTAGCAGTAATCAACAGCTTGCTTCCGCAAGTACTGGACTGTTTGGTGCTATAATTCAATCCATCGCTTATGGATGTCGCCGAACGGAGAGCGTACAAAAAAGCATGGAATAAAGCCAACCCTGACAAGGTAAGAGCTTATTGCAGCGCGTACCGCAAGCGCAACGCCGCCAAGGTCAACGCATACAACAGGAAATACCGATTAGAACATCACACAGAGTTCCGTCGTAAGAGACGAGAATCTGACGCCAAGGTACAAGATCGTATCCGGCAACAGCGTCGCGCCAATTACGCAAGGCACGCCGCCGACTACCGGGCAGAGCGTGCAGCTTATAGACGTAAATTCCCTGAGAAGGCCCGCGCGCGCGCCCTAGTTCGTTACCATGTGCTCAAAGGGAAGATACAACGTAAGCCCTGCGAACAATGCGGCCTACCAGCACAAGCTCACCATGACGACTACTCGCGCCCGCTCGATGTTCGTTGGCTCTGTCCGTCACACCACAGTCTCTTCCACGTCCAACAGAAGGTATGAAGCGCCTACAATCATTGAAAGCATTGAAGATCACAACATGGCAGGCAATGTCGCGCTTCGTTCGCGCGCGGGATAAGCGCTGCGTCACTCAAGAACTCAACACCCTCTACCGCACACCGAAGAAGTGGACCCGCGAGGAGATAGAAGCCAAGCGCACATCCTTCACTGAGGCTTATGAACAGCTCGCCTTCCGTGGCTTGGGAGTAGTGAGGGAGAGCGTGGTACGATAACGAAATATGGAACCAGTTACGTTTAGAATAGGCGTTGGGGAAAAGGACGATCAGGTGATATTTCCGGTCGTCAACCGCACAGGAGAATCGCTCATTTTGATAGACGCATCCCGCGTCGAAGTTGTCACTGTGAATGAGAAAAGCATCATCATGCGGTTGAAGATGCCTCTATGAACAACGTAACCCTCATCGCCCGCCCCATGTCACACGATCAGCTCCTGCTTCATCTTCTAAGATTTCACGGCCACTCCGATCCTGAAGTGCTGAGGGCGTTCTTGGATGAGAGGCGGCTGTAGCGTGGTACAATCAGGTTCCTAGGTTTTATGGCCGGAACTGCATCAATCGAAAATGGAAAGAAGGGCGGCAGGCCCAAAGGCTCCAAAGCGTCTCACACGTTGCAAGCTGAAGCAGGCAGAGCGTTTGTAGTAGCGACCATAGCGAAGAACCTCGGCCCACTCATTGAAGCGATGGTCGAGAGAGCGACGAAGGGCGACGTTCGAGCCTTCGATGCCTTGATGGATAGAGGATGGGGCAGACCTGTCCAAGCACTTGTAAACGGCGGCAATGAACCACTCCGCATTGCTGTTGAAATCTCAGAGACCGTCGCCAAGAAGAACGGCCTCACCTGATGTGTGATCCTCACTCCCGCTCAGAACGTAATAGCTGCTGACACTCACCGCTTCCGCGTACTCAATTGCGGCAGACGTTTCGGCAAGACATCACTCGCCATCGAGGAGATCAAAGGGAAGGCGATAGGGAAGCCGTCCCGCATTGCCTACACCGCTCCAACGTATCAGCAGGCTCGCGACATCGCCTGGGAGCCGCTGAAGAAAGAGCTGCGCCCTGTCATCACGTCAGTGAACGAGGCGCGCCTGGAGATTAAGACGCGTTCCATGGGCGGCGAGAGCTTCATCATCCTTCGAGGATGGGAAGCGATCGACACCCTACGAGGCCAGAGCCTCGACTTCATCGTTCCCGACGAAGTAGCGCTCTGCCGTAATTTTCATATGAGCTGGCAGGAGATCATCCGCCCAACCCTTACCGACAGGCGCGGCGAAGCGCTCTTCATGTCCACACCAAAGGGCTTCAATCACTTCTACGACCTGTACAACCTTCAAGAGACCGAACAGGACTTTAAGAGCTTCCACTTCACCACATACGATAATCCATTCATTCCGGTCGATGAGATCGAAGCAGCGAAACGTCAGCTCACTGAGGACGCGTTCGCACAGGAATACCTGGCCGACTTCAGGAAGCAGCAGGGGCTTGTCTACAAGGAGTTCGATCGCTCCAAGCACGTCTACACGGAAATCCCGGAGGGTACGGGTTTCACGGCAAACATTGCAGGTGTGGACTTCGGCTTTGTTCACCCCGCCGCGGTGCTCACGCTCAAGATCGACAGAAGCGATAACGTGTGGGTATCGGACGAATACTACGAGACCGGCCGTACCGACATCGAGATAGCCGAGTACGTAGCAGCCCTTCACTCAGACCGCGTGTACCCCGATCCTGAGAGCCCATCAGCCATCGAGGAGCTGAAGCGACATGGCGTGAACACGCGCCCGGTCGTCAAGGGAAAGGACAGCGAGAAGCACGGCATCGACAAGGTTCGCGAGCTTTTGAAGGCGAACAAGCTGCACGTCCATGTTTCGTGCAAGAACCTCATCAATGAATTTGAGACTCACGCCTACAAGGATGGGAAGGACGAGCCGGAGGAGACCGGAGAGGATGCTTTGGATGCTCTCCGCTACCCGATCATGATGATGATGCCAGAAACACATGAGCACGAACCACTTTTTGAAGATGACAGCCCAATCTATTCGCAAATAGGCGTCTGATATGTCCGAACCGAACGACAAACCTGCGCGCACAACACCCGCCCGCGAGAAAAAGGACGACGAGCAGACGGTATCCCCACCGCTTTACGACGGGATCAACGTGTAGGTGCTATAATATCCGTATATGGCAAACAAAAAGAAGGCGAAAGCCGCAGAAGAGGTGTCCGTCCCCGTTATTGAAGCTCCCGTAGTTGAACAGCCAGTAGAGCCAACTATTTCAGTCAAGCCGCCGTGTGTGTGCGCGACCTGCAAACAGAAGGCAGCAGTGTTGCCAGGACAGGTTATCCGATAATAAAGGCGGGGAATCCTTTCTGCTTTCCAAAACTCTACGCGACAAGCTCATCACTCAAGCCAAATCTGAGATCGCCTTTTCCCGTACCTACAAGCAGAAGAAGGTAGCCCGCTGGCAGGCAAACGAGAACATGCTCTACGGCGTGAAGCCAAAAAGCACCGATTCACGAGCTAATATCGACCTTGGGCGTGCTGACGAGTTCGTGGACGCCTACCTCTCCAAGATAGACAACCCGCTGCGCTTCAAGTTCGGCAAACGGAAGGAAAGCCAGCTTGAGCGCGTGATGTGCCTCAATGCGCTTCGCGACTCTGACGCCAATATCGACTTCTGGGACCTCAAAGACCTCGCCGGCAAGAAGCAGAACCTCGTCTATGGCCGCGCCATCTTCGCCTACCATGCGGACAGCATCAACGGGTACAGAGCCTACTTGGAGAACGTCGACGTGTACGACTTCCTCATAGACCCCTCGGGCGGCGGTCTCGATATGGAGTTGGCTAAATACATGGGCCGCTACGGCGTCGTAAAGGACCGCTACGACCTCAAAAACAACGACAGTTACATAAAATCCGAGGTGAAGCGCTTACTCGAAGGCAATGGCACCAGCAACGCGAATGAGTTGAGCCAAGAGGAAAGCAACAAGAAGAACCGGCATCAGGCGGTTGAGACGCAGGTAGAAGTTCAGATCCCCGACAAGGACAAGTTCAAGTTTTGGGAGTGGTACACGACCTTTGAAGGCGACCGCTACTACCTCCTGTTCGATGAGCAATCCGGCATTGCCCCTCGCGTAGAACTGCTGACCGATGTCTTCCCCGCCACCAAGCACTTCCCCCTCGGTGCATGGCCGTTCTGGTCCTATGCCAAGTCCCCCGATCTCACTGAGTTCTGGACGCTTGGGCGCCTCGATCAGGTCCGCGAGATTTTCATGACGCAGAACGTGACGGTCAACCAGACCGTCGATAACGTCGAGGAACACAACAAGCCCATGAAGGTGATCGACACAGGCGCTATCAAAAATCTCGCGGAGCTGAAATACCGGAAGAACGGCTACATCAAGTCGTCCGGTGCTCTCGATGTTGCGAAAGCCATCCAAGTGCTCCGCCCCGAGACCATCGACACGCCGATGGCGCTGTTTAATCTCCTCGAAGGCATCCAAGAGAAGGCATCCGGCCTCACTGACGCCGCTAAGGGCGTCTCAGGCGATACGAAGGTAGGCATCTACGAAGGCAATCAGGCCAACGCTGCCGATCGCTTCGGGCTCACGAACAAGACCTACTCATTCGGCACCAAGCGCTTCGCCCAGTTGTACGAGATGGGAGTTCGCACACACCTCACCAAGAAAGTATCCGTCGATATCCTCGGACCTGGCGGCATAGAGACGAAGGAAATCACAAAGCGCGACATCTTCCGAAAGGACGATGAGTTCACCGTGCTGGTAGAGGCATCAGACGCGGAGGAGCAGGCATCGGTCATCGACCAGAAGAACAAGCTCCAATTCCTCTCGCAGAACATCCTCAATCCTGTTCAGAACCAGAAG